CGCGCCGGCGACCCGGCCGGCGCCGGCGCGCGCAGCGCCGGCGATCCCGCCGCCGGCGGTCGCCGCGGCACCGCCGGCCGCGGCGCTCGTGGCTGCCGCCGCGGCGGGCGCGGCGAACATGGCGCGCCCGCGGCCGGCGAGCGCGGCGAGACCGACGGCGCTTTTGTACGCGATCCACGCGGTAGCTGCGGCCTGTACAAGCTTCGCGTGATCGCGGAGCCAGCCTGAGACGTCCTTTCCGATTTCGTAAACGGTCTTGAGCTTGTCCCCTATCTCCCCGATCGTGTCGCGGAACTGCTTGCCCTGGCCGGTGTTGTTCTCGACCTCGTCGGCGAACTTGTTGGCCCACGTGAGCAGATCGCTCGCGAGCGGGAGGAGCTTGCGGCCAATCTCGATCGTGAGGTCTGAGAAACGCGCCTTGAGGATCCGCAGTTGATTGGCGAAACCGCCCGACGTCCGCTCGAAGTCGCCCTGCGCCTTGCCGGTCTGCTGGAAGACGAGTCCGTAGGCGGCGAGCGCCTTGGTCTGCGGGTCGAGCGCTTCCTTGGTGTTCTTTATGAGGCCCTGCCGGAGCGCCTCGGCGCGGAGCGTCGCATCGTTCATGTTGACGCCGAACTTGCGGAGCGGCTCTGTCTCGCCGACGAGGCCGGAGCGGATCGCCTCGAGCGCCTCCTCCGGGCTGGAGTTGTTGAAAGACGCGAGGTCGGCGGCGAGCGTGACGAGGCTCTTGCTCATCTTCGCGGCCTTGCCGGGCCCAATCTCGAGCGCGGAGAACAGATTGCCGAACGTGCCCGTCGCCTCGAGCGCGGCGTTTCGGCTGATCCCGATGCTCCGGGCGGTGTCCTGCGCGAACCTCTCGATCGCCTTGGAGTGATCCCCGAACAGGCGGCGGCTCTTGGTGGTGCTCTCCTCGAGGTCTGACGCTGCGCCGATCGACGCTTTCGCGACGAGCCCGAACGCGCCGCCGGCGGCAAGCGCCATCCCGCCGGCGGCGACGCCTACGCTCGCGATCCCTGAGGAGGTGACGCGGGCGAAACCGCGGATCTTGGTCGAGGACCGCTCCGTGTCGTTCTCGGCCTGCTTGAGCCGGCGCTCATACCGGTCGAACCCGCGTTCGTCTACGTCGGCCTTGAGCGGCGCCTCGATCCGGTCGCGCGACCGGCGCTCGGCCTGATCCATCGCCCGATCCCAGCGGCGAAACCCGGAGTCGTCGAACCGGGCGCCGACGGTCGCGAACGCTGATCCGGTGTCGAGCGCCATCTAGCGCCGTCCCTTCTCCTGGGCGAGGACCTGCTCGTGCATCGCCTTGGCCTGCTGGTAGGCCTCGTTTCCGGGCGATTCGTTCACGGGAGCGATGCCCCCATCACTTGCGGACCGCTCTCGCTCTCGAGCGGCGCGGGCTTGCTCGGCGTCTCGTCGTAGCCGTCGGTCGAGCCCTCCGAGGAGGTCGAAAGCGGTGTCGAGGACGGCGTCGGCGCCGCCGAGTCCGCCGGCGTAGGCGCCGGCGAACTTGTGGACGACGGCGGCGTCGAAGTCGGCGAGCTCGAGCTCGAACGCTCGTCGGTATCCGACCCTTCGCTCGACGGCGTCCCAATCGACGACGTCAGGCTCGCCGGCGGGGTCATCCCGACGAGCCTCATGAGGTTTCCCACGTCATCGCCGAGGTCGGCAATCTTGCTGCGCATCTGCTCTGTGATGACGCGGTTCGCGACCGCGGCGAGCTCGAGGAGCTCGTCGAGGCCGGCGTCGTCCATGAGTTGTTCGACGCGGTCCTGTAGCGCGCCGAGGGTGCCGTCGGCGTGCTCTTTGCGCGCGGCCTTGACGTCCGCGTTGCTCATGGTGAACAGCGCGAGGAGCCTGAACGTCTCGTCCTCGGCCTGCTCGAGCGCGACGGGCAGGAGCGCGGCGAGCGTCTCCCACTGGCCGGGCGCCTTGGGGACGCGCAGACGCCCGTCGCACGCCTCCCAATCGGCGTCCGTCATCGTGTCGACGGGTGACGGCGACCACACAATCTCGCCGGCCTTGGGGTTCGGGAGCTCGGCCGGTTCGATGTACCCGTCGCCGTGGTCCTCGCCGGCGCGGGGGTTCTCGATCATGTCCGGTTCGCGGACCGGGTTGCCGAGGCCGTCGATGAGCGGCCGGCTCGGGTAGCGCATCCGCGCTTGCAGGCGGTCGAGCGTCATGACGTTTTCCTCGCCGTAGTCGCGAGAGAAACGGCCGTAGGCCTTCGTGAGCTCGGGCGCGATGTTCTGCAAGCGGCGGATGAGCGCGAACGCAACGCTCGCCTTCCGGGCACTGATCGGCTCGACGCGGACGTGCCGCCCGCCAACCACTAGGTCCTGCGGGCCGGCCTTTGCCGGCCCGCTGCTCTGCTCGCTCATGGGTGTCCTCTCGGTTGGACGGTCGCCGACGTCAGGTCGTGAACGCGACGTCGGCGTTCGCGGTGTTGACGTCGATGGTGTAGACGGGCGTGACTCCGCCCGGGGGCCGGAGCGCGCCGGCCAGCGCGATTTCCACGGGTCCGCCGCCGGGGTTCGGCGCCGGCGCCGGCGGGATCGTCCACTTGACGGCCGGGCACGTGATCTTGAGCTCCCGGCCGTTGAGGGCGCCGGCCGCGTCGCGCTGCTTCATGTACGCGCTGTAGGAGCCGAGGGCGGGGAGGCTGCGCAGCGGCTTGGCGCCGCCCGCCGGCGTCGTGGTCCCGTAGACGAGGAAGTTCCACCGGGCGAGGGCGGTCGCGTCCATGAGGATCGTCGCGCTGATCGCCGCGGTGGGATTTCCCTGCACGAGCTCGAACGGGACCGTGTCGTCGCCGTAGACGAGGCTGAGGTCCTCGTCGACCGTGAACGTGAACTGAGTCTGGCCGGTGAACACGACGCTGTCGATCGTGAACGCGCCGCTGCCGTCGGTGTAGAGAAACGTCTTGTCGGTCGGCATGGCCGGCCACGTGGGATCGGCGGCGAGGTTCTCGAACGGGTCGAGCGCGAGCCAGCGTTGCGTCAGGCGGACCGCCTTGTTGGCGGTGCCGCCCTCGATCGTGAAACGGGTCGACATGCAGTCGGTCATCCGGTGGCGCTGGGGGACGTTCTGCCCGACGCGGCGCCACGCGGTCGCCCAAAACCCGCGGGTCGCGGACGGCGTAAACGTGTGCTTCTGCGCGGTCGGCGGCCCGACGACGGCGGTGACCACCTCGGCCCCGTGGTGGAGCCAGAGGCAGTAGGCGAGCTCTGTCGGCGTGCACTCGAGCGCGGGCTCGCCCTCGCCGGTGAGGCTGTTGATCCAGTCGGTGTCCCCGCCGTACTTGGTGAGGTCCGAGTAGGGCTCTGAGCCGTCGTCGCGGCTGAACCCGAAGTCGCCCCCGACCTGGAGTAGGCGCTTGGTTGGGGCCGTGGTCGGCGTCCCCTTGACGGACTGCTTCGCGACGGCGAGCGCGCTGTAGCTCGGCTCGAGGATCGGGCTCATGGTGTTCTAGCCCTCCTGGGCGTCGTCGACAGAGTCGGTCTCTGAGGCGCGGAGCTTGTCCGCCTCGGATCCGGTGGCGGCCTCGGCGTCAAGCTGACGCTTCGTCCGGATGGCGGTGATGAGCGCGTCGCGGTTCGCGCGGCCGGCGCCCTCGAGCCCGGCCTCGCCGGCGAGGCGGCGGAGGTCGCGCACGCCGAGGCGGTCGAGGTCGTCGACCTCGTCGGCGCCGGCGTCGGGCGCGGCGACGCGCTTGAGCGCCGGGTACTCGTCGAGCGCGTTGACGAGCGCGTAGTCGGCGTCGTCTACGACGATCGTGCCGTCGCCCTCGTCGAGCGCGGCGCCGAGGTCGAACTCGCCGTCGCCGACGGCGATCACGCCGCCCGTGTAGGCGGGGACCTCCTGGCCGTTGCCCTCATCCTTGTCCGCCTGCGTTGCGTACACGGTGACGGTGCCGGCGAGGTCGGCGCGAAGCTGGAATGCGGTGCTCATGTGCGATCGGCCCTCCGGCCTGGTGTCGCTTGTCGCGCCCGCTACCGGGCTCGCCGCTAGGCCCGCCGAACAGTGGCGGGGGGTGCGGACGGAACGTTCAGTCGTCGTCGTCGCCGGCGTCGCCGGCGGCGGCGGCGCGGATCCGGCCGAGCGCGTCCTCGAGCGCCTCCGGTGGCGTGTCGGCGTCGACCTGCAGCGTGACGGTGCCCTCGACGGCGGGATGCGTCGGTTCGCCGAGGAGCGTCGCGTTCATGAACGCCGCGTCGGCGTCGACAACGGTGATCGCGACGTTCACGAGGTAGCGGGTCACGCGTCGACCTCGATCGCGTATTTCGCGATGTGGTCGAACCCGGTCGCCTTGCTCGAGGAGAGGCGGGAGAACGCGCCGAAGACGCTGGCCTGCCGCACGAACGCGCCGGCGGCGAGCGGGGCGGGCGCGCCGGCGCCCATGACGTAGCCGAGGCCGTACTCGCCGCCGAGGCCGAGCCGTTCCGTGAGCCGCCGGCGAATGGCGGCGTCGAGGCCCATCGCGATCCTGAGCGCGGCGTTGTCGCGTGAGCGGTAGCGGACGTCGATGACGGCGGTGCGGTCGGTCCCGAACACTTCCGGGGTGACGTCGCCGCTGTAGAAGATGGAGGTCACGAGCGCGGCGTTGTCCTCGACGCCTTCACGTTCGCCGGGGGCGGGCGCGCCGTCGATCGGCTCGACGTGCATCGGCGGGAGCGCGCCGGCGACGCTGGGCGGGCGCACGAGCGCGGCGTTGACGAGCTCCTGCCGGAAGACGGTGAGGATGGCGGCTGCGTCCATCGTGCCGAGGCTACGACCGGGCGCGGCGGAGCGCGGCCTCGCCCTCGAGAGCGATCGCCCTCGAGTAGCGGCGCACGTTCTCGCGGAGCGGCTGCTCGAGGTATTTCGCCTGCCCGCCGAGCGGGTGATCCCACGACGTCTCCTCGTGCTGCCGCGCGGCGTAAACGGTGTTGAAAGACACCTCCGCGTCGATCGACTTGAGCGCGCCGCGGCGGGCGAGCATGACGACGAGGCTCTCGGCCATCCGCTGCGCGCCGATGCCGCCCTCGAACCGGCGGCCGTTGACGATGATGGTGAGCGACGCGCTCGCGCGGAGCGTGCCCTCCTCGACGGGCGCGAGCCGCTGAGCTCGTCCGAGGAGGTCCTCGCCGGCGCGGATGATGCCGCGGAGCGTGCCGCGGGCGTGCGCCTCGCGGAGGTCCTCGACGGTGACTGCCATCCGGCCTACAGTCCGCCGGCGCCGATCGCTCGTCGCGCCACCTCGACGGCCTGCTTGGTGACGGTGTCGGGCTGGACGGCGATGACGATGAAGTCCGCGCGGTCGAGGCCGGCGGCCTCCTGCGCGGCGAGCGCCGCCGCGGCGAGCTCGGCGGTCGGGTCTTTGCTGAGCGCGAGCTCGCCCTCGAGGACGGTCGCGGTGCCGGCGGGGTTCATCGGGCGAGTGTAAGCGCGACGCCGGGCGGTGCACATTTTCGGGCGCGGGATCCCGCACGCATTTTCCGACACCTACCCGGCGTAGCCGTAGCCGCGGTTGAAGTTCTGACGGCTCGCGTGCTGGTCGGCGGTGCCGGTGTCGACGCTGACGGGATCGTCGCCGCACCAGTCGCACCGATCGGCGGGCCGGCGCTTGAACCGGCCGCAGACGAAACACGGGATCGCGCGCGTCGTGCCGGCCTCCCGCTCCGCCGCCTTCGCCTCGCGGAGCGCGCGCCGGCCGTGCTCTAGCTGGTACTGCTCGAGGGCGAGATCCTGGACGTCCTCGATCGTGAGCTCCCCGTCGGCGAGGCGCGCCCGGATCCGCTCTTTCTTGCCCCATGACCGGTCGACGAACTTGCTGAGGTCCTCGCCCATCGCGAGACTGAACGCGCGCTGAGTACGTCGGGCGTCGAGCTCGCGGGCGCGGTCGCGCGCCTCGACGGCGCCGCCCTCGGGCCCGGGGTCGCCGCCGATGAGGTCGGCGAGCCGCTGCGCCTCGAGCCGTTCGGTGCTGCGCGCGTCGGTGCGCGGCTCGGCGAACGGGCTGAACGGCGGGCTCGCGGGCGTCGCCGGCGTGAGGAGGTCGCCCGAGGGCAGGGAGACCGGCGCCGGCGTCTCGCTCCGCCGCGGCGGCTGCGCCGGCGCCGGCCTCGGGATCGTACGCTCCGGCGGCGCGAACGGGTCGAGCGCCGGGTAGCCGTTTACGGTCCGCTCGAGCTCGTCGAGGTACTCGTCAAACGGAACGGCGGCCGGGGTGACGACGTGCCTGCACCGGGGGTGGAACGGCGGGTAGCGGTCGAGGACGCGGTAGCCGGCGCGCGTCGATCCTGGGAGCGCGAACGTGCGGCCGTCGTACGGCGTGCAGTCGTCCGCGGCGTGCGGGTGACTGCTGATGGTGACGAGGTCGATCCCGTGCTCTGTGAGCCGGTTCGCGGTGGCGCGCGAGGTCGCCTCCCTGGTCGTCGTCCTCGCGACCATTTCGGCGTAGACCTCGAGCGGCCAGCGCCGGCCGGAGCGGTCGACGTAGCCGGTGAGCGCGTCGGTGACACCCTCACGCTTGAGCGCCTCGACGAGCGTCGCGGACACCTGGCGGCGGGTGTCGCCGGCGATCTGCCCGCTCGCGATCCCCTCGAGCGCGACACGGCGCCACGGGTCATCCTGCCGGCGCCCGAGGAACCCGACCGACGCGAGCCGGCCCGTGGTCGGCAGGGGCCCGTCGAGCGCGGCGGCGCGCTGAAAGACGAGCTCCGTGTTCGAGGCGGCGGCGCGCGCGGCCCGGTCGAGGCTGACCTCGAGGTTGCTGGCAAGCGCGTTGACGGTCGCCTGGTGGATGCCGCCGAACCGGCCAAGTAGACCGCTGTCGCCGAGGCCGGCGCGCATCGCTACCCGGTCGACGGCGACGACAGCGGCGCCGTACGCGCGGCCGGCGGCGGCCTGCGCGGCGGCGGGGTTGCGGTCGCGGAGGCCGGCGAGGATCCCTTGCGCGACGGTGAGGTTGCGCTCGCGGTAGGACGCGGTCGCGTCGCCGACGAGTTGCTCGGGCGTGCCGTACCGGCTGGGGTCGACGCCCCTGGCCATGAGGTCGCGCATGATGAGCTCGAGGCGGCGGGCGCCGGCGGTGTAGACGCGGACGAGGTCGTCCGAGGCGACGTCGGTCGGGAGTCTCTCACGCTGAGCCACGGGGCTAGTCCCCGTAGTCGTCGTCGTCCGCCACGCTAACGGCGGAGACCATCGCGCACCGAATGAACGTGGTTCGTGTGTCGCTGGGCGGGCCGGGGATCCCGATGAATGAGTGCCCGGCCCGCTCGGCGCTCTCGATCCGCTCGACGGCCATGTCGGGCGCGAGGCTCGTGAGCGCAGGGATCGCGTCGCCAGTCATCCATATCGCGGTGCAGTCGCTCATCGGAGGAGCCGCCTGCGTTCCTCGCCGTTACGCTTGCGCGCTGGCTGCTTGCGGCGCTCGAGCTCGGGCGGGTGCGGCTCGCTGAGCTTGCCGAGGAGCCACGCGCGCTCCTCCTCGTCGAGGGTGAGGTGCACAACGGTTCCGCCCGCGTCGTGGTCGCGCGCGTTCATCGTGAGCACCGCGCGGCCCTTGTCGCCGGCGAAGTAGCCCCATAGCCGCCCGTTTCCCATGCGTCGGCGCACGTTTACACGTCCTGGCGGGGGTCGGCCTCGAGAACCGCAGGGTCGACGGGAACGTCGGTGTCGCTGCCCTGTAGGGCCGCGAGTAGCTGGTCTGAGCGTGCCTGCACCTCGGCGAGGCGGAGCTCGAGCATCCGGCGGAGCGCGCGGAGCTCCCGGACGGTGTAGATCGTGGTGAACAACGCGCCGGCGGACGCGATGAGCGCGAGCGTGGCGGCGACGTTGGTCATGCGTCCTCGAGGACCACGCGCGACGTGGTGAGGGCGGGCGGGAAGCCGGCGAGCGTGGTCACGGGGATCGTCTTGGCGCGGCCCGTGAACGTGCCGGCGCGCCCGTCGATCGTGAAGGTAATGACGTCGTCGGTGTCGAGCGTCATCGCGAGGACGGTGCGCGTCTCGAGGATGAGCTCGCGGCGTAGGAAGACGTCGACCGTGCCCTCGCCGGGCGCGCGCTCGGTGCGCTCCCGGTAGTAGGCGCGGGCCTCGCCCGACCACTTCTCGGCGCCCGCCGAGGCGGAGCGGTCCCAATCGTCGGCTACGCCGGCGCCCGCGACCGCCGTCACGGTCGCGTTTTCCTGCACGGGCATGGGGCTAGAGCCGCCGCAGGAAGTAGATGGCGGCGAGCACGAGGACGATGATGACGAGCGCGATCACGACGTCGCGCGTGGTCATCGTGAGGGCGGCGAGGAAGTCGTCGGCGGTCATGGGAGAGCTCGAGCTCCTGTCTGGCGGAGGTGACGGATCGGTGCGAGCTCGCGGCGCAGCTTGGGCCCGTACGTCGACACGGTCGCGACGCCCGACGGCGCGGTCGTCTCAACCTCGAAGTCGGGGCCCTTGATCCGGCCGGCGAGCGGGGCGGTGACGAACGCGACGTCGCCGGTCTCGATGAGGTACTCGGCCTGCGCGCACGTGGCGCGGCTGAGCGCGGCGGCCTCCCACGAGCGCAGGCGCGTGGGGTCGAGCTTGAGGCCCGTGTACGCGCCCGTGGTGAGCGGGCCGTAGTAGCTGTTGAGGAGACCGTCCACGTCGCGGCTTGCGCGCTCGAGGTAGCGGGCGAGCGCGAGCGCGTCGTCGGTGACCCATCCCTCGACGTAGGCCTCGAACTCGGCGACGGTGGCGTAGGCGGGCATGGGGCGGAATGCTAGGGGCGGTGCCCGACGTCGTCGGCGTCGCGGTGTCCTGGTCGCCCGCCTGGTCGAGCGCCGACCTCGACGCCTGCGCGGTGCCCGACGCGGCCGGTCCGGTGCCCGACGGGCCCGGGCTCGCGGTGCCCGACGCCCGAGGAGGTGCCGAGGCTGAGGTTGGCCGTGGTCGTCGAGGTCCCGATCGTGGTCGCGGCCAGCTTCCATGCGACGCGCACGGTTCCCGTGGTGGTCGCGGTGCCGGAACTCGTCGCGGTGAGCGCGCGGCCGACGAGGATCGCGCCGGCGGTCGAGCTCGCGCCGGCGGTCGCGCCGGCCAGCGGGCGCAGGACGGTTACGGTGCCGGCGCTCGAGCTCGTGCCCGTCGAGGTGCCGCCGAGCGCGCGGGCGACGCCGAGCTCGGCGGTTCCGGAGCTCGTGCCGGCGCTGGTGCCGGTGAGGCTGGTGCTGCCGGGGAAGGATCCGGCGGTGGTCGAGGTGCCCGCGCTGGTCGTGCTGAGCGGGCGGTCGCACACGACGGTCGCCGCGGCGGTCGTCGAGGTGCCGGCGCTCGAGCCGGCCAGCGGCCGTGCGACGGTGAGGCTGCCCGCGGTGGTGCTGGTGCCGGCGCTCGAGCCCGCGAGCGGGCGGAGCACGGTGGCCGTGCCGGCGGTGGTGCTCGTGCCGGCGGTGGCGCCGGCGAGCGGGCGCGCGACACTGAGGTCGCCGGCGGTGGTCGAGGTGCCGGCGCTCGTCGCGTCGATCCCGAATCCGCCGGCGAGACTGCCGGCGGTGGTCGAGGTGCCGGCGCTCGAGCCCGCGAGCGGGCGGGCGGCGACGACGTCGCCCGCGGTGCTCGAGGTGCCCGCGGTCGCGGCGGCCAGCTTCCACGCGACGAGGACGGCGCCGGCCGTGGTCGACGTGCCGGCTGTGGTGCCGCCGAGCGGCCGGAGCACGGTGAGCGCGCCAGTCGTGGTGCTGGTGCCCGCTGTGGCGCCCGTGAGGGGGCGCGCGACGGTGAGGTCGCCCGTCGTGGCGCTCGTGCCCGCGGAGGTGCCGGCGGCGGCCTGGGCGACGCCTAGCGTGCCCGTGGTGGCGCTCGTGCCGGCGCTGGTCCCGGCGAGCGTACGAACGCCGACGAGGTCGCCGGCGGTGGTGCTCGTGCCCGCGGTCGCGCCGGCGAGCGTGCGGACGGCGACGGCGTCGCCCGTCGTGGTCGAGGTGCCGGCCGTGGTCCCGGCGAGCGGCCGGGCGACGGTGAGGTCTCCCGCGGTCGTCGAGGTGCCCGCGGAGGTGCCGCCGAGCGGCCGCAGGACGGTCCCGGTGCCCGAGGTGGTGGAAGTGCCCGCGGTCGTGCCGCCGAGCGGCCTGAGGACCGTGAGCGATCCCGCTGTCGAGCTCGTGCCCGCGGTGTTGCCGTCGAGCGCGACGCCGGAGGGCGGCGGGACGGCGCGCACGCGAATCAGGACCATCGCGCCCGACGCGTTGATCGTGCCCGTCGTCACGGTCGACGAGAACGCCGCGGCGGCGCTCGCGGGCCCGCCGGTGACGGTGCCGTAGCTGATCTGCCCGCCGAGGTCGTTGCCCTGCGACGTCTTGGGCTCGCTGTCCTCGACCATCGTCACGGTCAAGCCCGTCGCGGTCAGGGTCGGCGTCGCCCACGTGTTCGCGTCGGTCGGGGTGACGGCGTTTACGACGAGCATGTCGTCAACGATCGCGCCGGGGTTGACGTTCATCGTGCCCGCCATCGGCGACGCCGTGGTCGTGTCGCCGGCGTTCGCGCAAGCGTAGTCCCACGTGGCGAGCGGGTCGCCCTTTCGGAAAACGAGGATCTTGCCGTAGGCCGAGCTCGGCGAGCTCGCGAGCGCGATCGCGAGCGTGCCCGTCTCCGTGCCCGCCGCTTCCTTGACGAACACGGCGGCCTTGACCTGGCCGGTGTCGACGCCTGTCGTCCCGGTGCCGGCGGCGAGGGAACTGTTCGAGAGCGCGGTGTAGCCGGCGGGCGTGGTGAACGTGGCCGACTGCGGTTTCATGCCGACGAGGACGACGATGAGGTCGTCGGCGAGGATCCCGGCCGGGTAGGTGAGGTTGAGCGGCGTCGCGGTCGCTGTCCCTGCTCCCACGCCGGCCGGCGTGGCGCTCGCGAGCACGAGCGAGACCGGCGGCGGAACGTAGTCCGGGGACCGAATCTCGAGCCCGACGATCGTGTAGTTCTGCGTGGCGGGCGTCGTGAGTCCGACTGTCTTGGACCCGGCGGCGCCGACGTCGAGGTGCGTCCAAGAGTAGGTCGTGCCGTTTACGCCGACGATCGACGCGTAGGTGCCCTCGCGGAGGTTGCGGACGAAACCGCCCGCGGTTACGTCGGTGGTGAAGTTGACCGCCGTGCCGCCTTTGGTGGTCGCGACTTTGAACGTCGAGCCGCTGACGTCGCGCACCCAATACTGCTGGGTCGTCGCGGTGAGGCCGGTGCCGCCGGTGAGCGCGGAGAAATAGCCGACGTCGCCGTTGACGAGGGTGTGCCCGGCGAGGGTGAGGACGTCGGTCGCGGCGACGCCGGTGAGGCCGGTGACGGGCGTCTCGAGCGCCTGCCGGAAGGCGCGAGCGGAGCCGTCGAGCGCGGCCCAGTCGGCGTCGATGACCATGAGCGCGCTGTTCGCGAACGTCGTCGACATTGTGAGCGACGGCGCGCCGCTGGCCGCGGCGGCGGTCGCGAACGCGCCTATCCCGCCGTGGTCGCCTACGGCGTACTTCCGGATCCGGCCGCCTCCCCATCGGGTTTGCGCTCCCGTCCATGTGCCCGTGCCGGTGAGCGTCATGTTCATCGTGCCGCCCGAGGTGACGATCGTCGACCACAACCCTACGTAGGGCTTGCTGCCGCCCGCGGCGTCGTTACTGAAATGCTCCGTCCACGTGTTGCCGAGGCTGTCGGCGATCGCGGTCACGCCGTAGGCGGTGTCCTCTGATGTGACGTTGACGATCACGAGGTCTCCGACGCCGACGGTCATGCCGCTGATGCCGCTTTGGACGTTGCCGATCGTCTGGACGGCCCACGCCTGCTCGAGGGATCCCGCTGCGGTTGTGGGAGGAGTCGCCACGGGCTACGCGGCCCGCGCGGGGCGGGTTAGTCCTCTGTCAGGGTGAGCGCGCCGGCGGCGAAAGACGGCGTGTCGCCGGTGCCGATCACCTTGGACGTGCCGAGCGCCGCCCACCGAATGAGGTTGCCGCCTGAGCTCGCGTCGAAGATCCCGAAGTGCGTGACCGTGCCCCACGAGCCCGACGGGGTGACGAACGTGATCGCGTTCGCGTTCGACGCGCTGCCGGCGCTCGCCGCATTCCAGTCGGCGGCAACGGTGCTCTTGCGAGCGTAGGAGCCGCCGGAGACCTCGGTGCCGCCGCCGGAGTCCGACGGGGCGGCCGTGAACAGTGCGACGTAGCGGGCGCCGATCGACGTCGGCGGGTCGGCCTTGCCGGTGCACCAATCGAGTGTCTTCAACTCGGCGTAGTCGCTCTTGCTCACGGGGTCTCCTCGGGAAAGGGTGGGGCGGTCCTGGCGAACGCTAGGGCGGGGGGCGGACGGGCCGCCGGCGGAAGTCGGATGACGCCGGCGGCCCTGTCCCCGACCGCCGCTCTACCGGCGGCCGGCCTCGGCCTCGGCGCGGTACGCCTCGGCGGCCTCGGGCGAGCCGGCCTCGACGAGCTTCGTCTTGGGCTCGTCGGGGCCGGTGAGCCCGGTCGGCACGACGACCATGTGCGGGCCGCTGTCGATGCGGTCGCTGTAGTCGCCCTTGCTGTCGGGGTCGTAGGCGTCCTCGGGGCCCGGGGTGCCCTCGTTGACGGCGATCGGCGACTCGAGGACGCCGGCGCCGTTGTCCATCGGGTCGCGCTCGGCGAGGTGCTCGGCGTTCTCCGCCTGCACGCTCTCGGGCGTGACGTTCTCGTCGACCTGCACGGTGGGCGCGCCTTCGCCCGGCTTGTCCTTCGCCTTGCTTTCGGCCATGTGGATCGGTCTCCTGTTCAGGTTGCCGCGCGCTGGAGGAGCGCGGCCTCGATGAGGTCGTCGGGCTCGCTGTACCCGGCGAAGTAGCGCATACGGGCGCACTCGATGCATCGGACGATCGTCACGGTGTCGCCGCTTTCGAGGCCGAGAGCTCGGACCTCGGGCGCGGGACTGACGACGGTCTGCGTGTAGACCTCGACGCGTCCGCCGCCCTTGCTGCCGGGCGCGGTGTACTCCGGGCATCCCTCGAGGTGGTCGCGTTCCCGCATGAGCGAGTGCGCGACCTTGTCGCGGACGGTGAGCTCGGCGATTGCCGACGCTGCTTCGCGCCGGCGGTTGCGCTGCTCGAGGAACTCGCGTTCCTCGTCGGTGAGCTCCGGCGCCGCGCCGGCCTCCGGCTCGATGGTGCCGGCCGGAGGCGCGGTGCGGTCCTTCCCGGTGATCGTCTTGGCTTGGGGCATGAGTGCTGGGGTCCTTTCGACTGGTGGTCTGTAGCCGTTCTCGAGGCTAGGCGTTCAGGACGCCGGTGCCGCGCGCGACGGCGCTGCCGCCGAAGACGCCGACGCCGAGGAACGCCTCGATGCGCACGCGGTGCGACGGCTTGGCCTGCTGCTCGCCGAGCCGCTTGACGGCGATGATGCCCTCCTCGATCGAGGAGGCGCCCTCGTGGTTGGTGTTGGCGATGCCGGTGACGGCCTGGTCGGCTTCGCTGTCGCCGAACCGCACGGCGTAGATCGAGCTTGTCAGGGAGCTCGAGCCCTGCGTCTCGGTCTGCGGGAGGATCCGCGCGCCGGCGAGGTTGTTGCCCGGGTCGAGGATCGGCGTCCCGCGGTAGGTCTCGACGCGCTTGTCGACGGCGCCGAGCGTGACGAGCTCCTGCTCGGCGAGGTTCGCGCGGCGAGCCGCCGAGACGATCCGCGCCTTGACGAGGTCGTTCGCGTAGATCGCGCCGTTCTGCCCCGACACCTTCGCGAGCCCGAGGACCGTGTCGAGGAAGTCGAGGAAGTCCTGCACGTCCACGCCGGCGGCGCCGACGACGTTGCCGCCGTTCGTGGCGCGGGCGACCACCTGGCCGCCCGTGGTGCGCTTCTTGATCCCGTCGAAGCTGTTGACGTCGACCGTGTTGTCGCCGTTGAAAAAGGCGTCCGAGAACTTGTAGCTCGCGGCCTTGACCTTGAGGTTGATCTGCTCCTCGATCTGGTCCGAGAGGCCGCTGCGCGTGGCCTGCAGGAACGTGTCGACGTCGGCGTCGCCGCCGAGGATGACCAGCGACTCGGTTGCGTTGACGAACGTGCCCGTCGACTCGCTGTAGGCCGCGTTGACGGCGCGGAACTCGACGCCGGGCAGCGCGAGCTCGGCGTTGTAGCTGAACGCTCCGCCATCGATCGGCATGAACGGGAGCCGGTCGAGGACCGGGCTCTCCTGGATGAAGCGCTCGAGGACGCCGGCCTGCAGATCGTTCGGTGACAGGACGGACGCCTGCGCGAGGGTGAGGGCCATGCTTGGTTAGCTCCTAATGTCGGGCTCGGGTGGTCTTGGGGTTGGTCGCCTCGATGCCGCGGCGTAGCCGGGACTGCCCGGCTGCCGCCTTCTTGCGCGCCTTGGCGGCGTCGCTGTCGTCGTCGTCGCGATCCTTGTCGTCGTCGCGATCGTCGTCACGGCCATCGTCGTCGCGGTCCCGGCGGCGGGTCTGCCGGGTCGATGCGGTGCCGAACATATCCGGGTCTGAGCGCTTGAACCGCTTTACGGCGCGCTCGACGTCCTCGGGCTCGACGTCGTCGAGGAGCCCGTCGGCGTCCATGAGACGCATGACGCGTCTCGGGTTTTTCGCGCCGGCCTCGACGGCGGCGAACACGACTTCTAGGCGGAGATTCGCGGAGGAGACCTGCGACTCGAGCCTGTCGGCCCGGGTCTTCTCCTCGTTGTAGAGCTCCTCGTGCTTCCCCTCGGCCTCGCGGGCTTTGCGGTCGCGGTCTTCGCGCTCGGCCTTGAGCTTCGCGTTCTCCTGGCGGAGGCGGCGGAACCCTGCGTCCGAGCGGTCGCCCTTGTCGTCGTCATCGTCGTCGTTGCCGTCGTCGCGGTCGCGATCCCGGCCGCCCTTGCGGTCGTCGTCGCGGTCGCTGTCCCGGTCCCGATCCTTGTCGCGGTCGCGGTCCTTATCCTTGCCGTCGTCGTCCTGGCCGTCGTCCTCGGCGGCGCCGGCGATGCCGGGAAGCCATCCGATCGCGAGGAGGGTGCGGCGCGCCTCGGCGTCGAGCTCGAGCCAGCGGCTCGGGTGCACGATCATGGGGCGTGGCGGTTGGATGAGGTCGTTGAGCGTGAGCATGGTGCGGGGGTCCTTTCGGCTCGCCGACGTGTTGGCGGCCTCGTCGGCGTGAGGCCTGTGCGCGCCTGTATTACGGGCCGGCGCGTAGCCCGACGCGGCGAACGGTAGGGCGCGGGGCGGACGAACGGGCGTAGGTGGGCGCCGCGGCGACACCGGGTCTCGAACCCTATGACTCCGTTGTCTTGGTCTTGGAGCCACCGCGGCGCCATAGCGCGCTACGCCGGCGGAGCGTACCTCTAGAACCCGACGCCGGGCACCGCGGCGGAGCGGTCGGCCTTGATCGCCTCGACCTCGGCGTCGACCTCCTCCTCGCTCCATTCCGGGTGCTGCTCGATGACCGACTGCCGGATCGACCGGCCGCCGGAGGTCAGGAGCGCGGACTCCGTCGTCGCCTGCTCGACCGGGTCGACGGGGATCGGGTTTGCGCGCGTGACGGTCGGGAGCACCTCCGGGTCATGCCAGACCTCGCCGAGGCCGCGCTCGCTGTCGGCCTTCGCGTCGAGTTGCATCATGAGCCCGAGGATCCGGGGCAGGAGCCGGTCCCAGCCGCGCGCCCGGCCGCGGCCCGCCTTGTCGGTCGGGATCATCCGCAGGCGGTAGTGCGTGCCCGAGGTCGCGTAGCCGCCGTCGCTGGTGCTCGTGCCGACCCATTGCGGGGAGAGGCCGATGCGGGTGAGCGCGGTCTCGACGGTGTCGCGCTTGTCGGCGATGAGCGGCTCGGCGTCGTAGCTGTACTCGAGGACTTTGAACACGTCCGCGGGGCTCTTGCCGAGCTCCTCGTCGAGCGCGTCGGCCACGAGGACGTCCTCGCCGGCGTCGAATGACGCGCTCCTCGGGATGCGGGTGAATCCGCCCATGCCGTCGTCCTGCAGGGTGTCGCCGCCGAGCGGGCCCGCGGGCCGGCTGACGGCGCCGGCGGACACGACGACGCGGCGCTTCGCGGTGAGCCGGAGGTTCTCCCATCCGATCGTGAGCGACTCGTTCAGCTTGAGGAGGAGGTCCTCGATCCCCTCGAACTCGCCGACGCCGAGGCGCGGGTTGCGCCCGCGGCGGTTCGGGACGCGGCCCATGAGCATCGGGAGGTCGTGCCGCCATTCGTAGGCGAAGTCGTCGAGGGCGACGAGCCCGTCAACGAGCTCCTCGGTTTCGGGGTGCTCGTCGAGCGCTATCCGCTTGCCGATCTTCGTCGTCGTGCCGCGGTAGAGGACCATGACCATGCGCTCGTTCTCGTGCACCTCGAGGAGCCGGTAGACGGTCGCCTTGGTGTCTGAGCGGCCGGCCTTGCCCTCGAGCTCTGAGACGAGCGCGGCGGCCAGCAGGCGCCGGCCGAGGTAGAGCGGGATGATCGTGCGCCGGCTGAGGAACTCGACGAGCGGCACGTCGGCGACGTCGAGGTCGATGTAAACGCGCCACCATGCCTCGCCCTCGGGCACTTGGTAGTCGCGTACGGCGTGGCGCGCCTCCTCGGTGAGGTCGTTCTCCTCGACGATCTGCTCGAGGCGCTCGGCGTCCTGCTCGTTGTCGAGTGTGACCTCGAGCTCCTCGCCGAATAGGTGGTCGGCCCATGCTTCGCGGATCCGGTCGGCGAGCGGGTCGATCCGGTAGGGCCGGTCGTCGGACCACTGCGCGATGCGGGCGAGAGCGCCGCGGTCGTTCTCGGCGAACGCGCGGCCCCGTTCGATCTTGTCCCACACGCGTTTTTCACCCTTGGGCGGCCAGTTGCCGTTTCCGGCGATGTACGTGAGGAGGTCGCCGACCGGGTCTAGGGGCATGGCGGGATCGTAGGGCCCGCCGACGACGGTGCGCCGACGGGCCCCCGGGGCGTCGTGCCCGGCCGCCCGGGCGGGCGCTGGTCTGTCTACCCGTTCCTGCGCTGTCGAGCGGCGATCTGCGCGCGCCGGCGCTCGAGCGCCGCGGCCTGCTTTTCGGTGGCGGTCTTCGCGGCGTACCGGCCGCGGTTGGCGCGCGCCACGGGCGCGAGGAGCGCGATGAGCGCGTCGGGCCCGTCGTCGCGTTCGTCCTCGGGCGTCTCGCGCTTGGGCTTGATCGGGAGCTCCTCGTCGAGCGGGTCTTTCCTGAGGTTCCGTAGCTGCTTGAGAAACAACGGGTCGACGTGCTCGCCGCCGCTGATGGCGAGGACGCCTACGCGTTCGCCGGCCTCGGCGCGCTCGAGGAGGAGCCGCGCGTAGTTGATCGTCTCCCGTTTGTAGCCGGCGAACGGGATCGCCGTCGCGCGGAGGCCGGGCCGGCGGGCGCGCGCGACCTTGAGGAACGTGCGCATTGACTCTTTGCCGGCGGCGTCGTAGCGCGCGTCGCTGAGGAGCTCGAGCGGGTCCGTGACGGGCTCGAGGCCTTCCCACGCCGGCGTATCGGCGAGGACGTCGAGCGCGAGCTCGGTCGCGGCGGTGACCTCGATCCCGTGGTAGCTGACCGCGGCGATGATCCACATTCCGCCGCCCTCGAGCGGGTAGCCGATCGTGACCCATTTGCGGTCGCCCCAATCCCATCCGAGCGCGATGAGCTCGCCGGCGGGCGGCGGCTGCTCGCCCTGGCCGGCCTGGTGGTCGAGCTCGACGCCGAGGCTGATGGCGGCGGCGATCCCGGCGGGCGGGTAGAGCCGGTCGCCGGTGTCGACGTCCCAGTTGCCGGCGAGTAGCTGCTCGCGGGTGACGCGGTCGAGGTTCTGTAGCTGCGCCCGGTAGGCGGCCTGGTCGAGGTGAGGGTTGTCGTCCAGCTTGGCGGGGATGAACACGCGCCGGCGCGCTTTCTCCGGGGTGTCGACCTCGTCGTCAGGGTCGACGAGGCGCTCGACGTAGCGCGTCTTGATCGCCTCGTGCGAGAGCCCGCCCGGGTTGCTCGCGAGGCGCATCCGGAGAGGCACGCTGCTCAGCGGGTCGTCGGCGTCGAGCGCGGGCCGGCGGATGCGGCTGAGGAGGTAGCGAATGTCGCCGGCGGGGATCTGCGTCGCCTCGTCCACGCCGATGAACTGCCACGCCGAGCCTTGGTAGCGGTACTTGTGGCGCTCCGTCGCGAGGTAGCCGAACTGCAGGATGGCGGGGCGCCACGGGTCGCCGGTGTCGAACGTCCAGCGGAACCGGCCGCCGTCGTACTTGGCGTCGGTGGCGCCGAGCCATTCCCACGAACGGGGGATGAGCGCGTCGGCGAGCTCGAGGTCGGCGAACGTGCGGCGGAGGAGGAGCGCGCTGTAGCCGGGCACGTGCACGTAGCGCAGCGCGCCCATGAGGAGCGCGTCGCTCTTGCCGCCGCCGGCGGCGCCGCCGTAGAGCGCCTCGCTCGCCCCGTATTTCTCCTCGGCTTCGCGTCCGCCGAGGAGCTCGTCGAGGAGTAGGAACGCGTGCTGCGGCGCGGTGGGCCGGTGCGGGCTGTAGGCGAGCGTGATCCCGAGGCCCTCGACGTCGGGCTCGGCGTGCGCTGCCATGATGGCTTACGTCCGCCGGCCGGGGGGCCGGCGGACGCTTCTACCGTGCGAGGAGGTCGGCGAGCTCGAGCTCGAGGCCGCGGCGTCCGCGTTCGAGGACGGCCATGAGGTCCGGGGTCGCGGTCTCGAGTCGGTCCTGTACGGCGCCGAGGATCGCCTCGAGCTCGGGCGCCTCGAGGCGGGGCGGAGCGGGTGCGGGGCGGAACGGGTCCATACCCGATTGTTTACGGTACGCATCGGACGTAAACGCTGCTACGCCTCGCGTCGGACTTGCCACGCCCAATGCGCGACAGTCCCGCCGTAGTAGATGACGACGCCGAGGACCGCGCCGGCGGCCACTGCGAGGACGCGTGAAAGCACTAGCCAATCCTCCGCTCAAACGCCTGTTCGGCCGCGCGCACCGCGGCGGGGTCGCTCGATCCGGGGCCGCAGGGGAAGCAGACCCCCTCGCCGTTCGGGCCGTAGGGTCGCGTCTCCCGGACCGCGCCGCACAACTCGCAGCGGCCGGGAGGCTGCTCTTGGATGAGTCGTCCGCGGTCGATGGCCTCCACAACAAGGGCACTCGCGGCGTCGCCGTGAACCGGGCAGTCCATCGCTAGATGCGGTCCAGGCGGACAAATGCACGAGCTTCCCTGTAGCCGCTCGCTCATCGTGGCCCCGCGATCTGCGCGTGCTACGCGGTCGCCGCTCACGTGAGGAGACCGTGCGCGGCGCGGGCGGCGTTGCGGAGGTCCTCGAGCGCCTCCTCGAGCTCCTCGCGCTTGCCTGCGATCGTGCTCGACCGTTGCGGGCGGAGGCTCTGCTCGATCGCGGCGTCGAGTAGCTGCGCCGCCGCGGCGACCTCTCGCCGGCTGGGGTGCTGCACGCTCTCGACGACGGTCGCGCCGGGGCGCGCTGCGGCGTCCTCGAGCGTGGTGAACGTGCCGTCGGCGGCGTCTCGCGCGCGCTGCCGCTCCTGCTCGATGAGGCCCTCGCCGATCGTGGCGGCCTCGAGCTCGTCGGGCGTACCGGGTCCTGTGGTGGGGTCAGGCATCGGGGTCCTCCTGGTGGGTGGGGTTCTCGTCGAGGTCCAGCGCGCCCGACGCGGCAAGGATCCGCGCCGTGTCACGCGCGGTCTTCGCGTCCGGGGTGACGTGCTCGACCTTGCCCTTGACGGCTAGCTCGCCGTGGTGCGTGTGGTCGAGGACGGCGCGGCGCCCCCATCGGGTCGGGTGCCGGCGCTCTAGGACGGTCATCTGCGCTTGCCAGCCGAACCCGCCGGCCTGCGCCTGGCGGAGGAGCCGCGCCTCCGCGTACGCCTCCGCGCTTTTGAGGGCGTGAACAAAGTCGAGGTAGACCCATTCGGCGGGGTCGACGAGGCTGTAGAGGTCGACGTCGTCGTCGAGGTCCTGGTCGACGTGCTCGAGCGCGACGGCCTCGAGGTCGTCGGCGCGTTGGCGCCACTTGTGCAGGACGCGCGGGGTGACGCCAGCGAGTTGCGCCGAGGTCTCGAGGTAGTTTCCCTCGAGGACGGCGGCGATGATCGTCCTGGTGACGTCGGGCGTGAGCTTGGTGGGCCGGCCGGGGATGCGGAAGCTGTGGTGCGCGCAGCGGTCGGTGCCTTCGATGGCGCGTTTGGCGCAGCGGGTGCCGCCGGCGGTGATGCCGGTGCAGCGGGGGCGTTCGTTGTCGTGGTCGTGGTCTCGGGCCATCGGTCGAGGTTAGGCGCCGGGCAGGTCGAGATAACCGCGGTACTGCTTGAGCGCGGCCTCGCGCTCGCCGTCCCACTGTCCCGGCTCGACGCAACCGGGCTGTCCGCGGAGCGCGTAGTCGATCGCTGCTAGGAGCGCGCCGGCGGTGCCGGCGGGGAGGTTCCCGTTCCTGTCGGGGTGTGCGGCCGAGGCCATTGCTTGCGCGTCGGCGAGCCGGAGCTCGAGCTCGTGCCGCGAGTCGCCGCGGCGGGCGGCGTCGAGGCCGAGGCGCGTGCCGGCCTCGAGCTCGTCGGGGTCTAGCGGGTTCATTCGGACGGTTGGACGTCGGACACGGCGGCGGTGTGAACGCGGCTGTAGCCGATGAGGCCTATGTCCTTCTCCTCGATCGGCGTGAACGTGGGCGGCCGGTCGACCTCGAGATAGGCGCGGCTGATGATGCGGCCGTCTCGGTCGGCGACGGTGACGAGGAGCTCGTCGCCGTGGTTGAGGCTCTCGTCCACGCGTAGGGCGCCCTTGAGCTTGAGCTCCCCGCCGAGGACGTCGGCGGGTTCCTGCCGGCCGCCGCGGCGGATCTGCTTGGGCGCGATGTTGAAGGAGAGTTGCTGCTCTGTGGTCATGGGCGTCGGACTCGGATCGGTCGTAGGGGCGGGGCGGGCGTGACTTGTGCGGTGGTGGGGACGCATTCGCCACGGTGACCGGGGGCGCGGACGCATCGCCAGACGTCGGGAAGCGCGCGCATGATGGTCGGGACGTTCTCGGGCTTGCACGGTTTGCCGCAGGGTTGGCGGGGCATGGTCGGGGGGTGCCGCGGCCCGGGCGTGTTCGCTCGGGCCGCGGCGGTCGTGGGGGTCTAGTCGGCTGACTGCGTGTAGGTCTCGACGACGGGGATCGTCTGGCCGGGGAGGCAGAGGGCGTACACCTTGACGCGAAGCGGCGGGTTGTCGCTCGTGGCGCCCGCGTTGCCGCCGAACTGGACGATCCACCCGTCGAGCCGGTTCGGGCGCGGGGTGTTGGTGTCCCAGTCCATGCGGCCGGGGAATGACGAACTGACGGGCGTGTTGTTGTTGAGCGGCGTGCCGTCGAGGCCGAGTGTCTGCACGCCGCCGGAGAGCGCGACGTCGGTCACGTTCGAGCAGGCGACGGTTGCGACGGCGCCGGCGTTGGTGTCGCCGACGTCGTAGTTGGCGACGCTGTAGTAGGCGCCGAGCATCCCGTTGGGGCCAGTCGGACCGGCCGGGCCGGCGGGACCGGTGGCGCCCGGGGCGCCGACGGCGCCCGTGGGCGCGTTGACGATGACGTTGTCGGACTCGTCGCCGCCCTGCGCCTTGATGAACCGGACGAGGCCGTTGCGTAGGTCGCGCTTCTGGATCGAGCCGTTGGCGATCTGCTTGGTGCCGACGCTGTTGGCGGCGAGGGTGCCGGTCTGCGGTTGGATGGCGGCCTGCGCGGTCGCGGTGGCGGTGAGGGTGAGCGCGGCGGCGAGCGCGGCGATCGTGTTGCGGTGACGCATGGGGTTGGGGTCCTATCTGAGCCCGTCGGGCTCGGTTGGGGTGGTGTAGTCGAGGATGAGGCCGTAGGGGCTGTCGAGCGGCTCGCCGAGGAGGATCCGGCCGCGCAGTCGCGGGTGATCCTCGTCGAACCCTTGCGGGTGTTTACAGCGGGCGCAGCGGCGGATGACGTCGGGCCCGTGCCGGCGGGACTGTGATGCCATCGTGGTGCCGCGGCACTCCGGGCATCGGAACGGCTGCGTGGGGATCCACCCGTCGGGCCGGAGCGCCTCGGCCTCCGCGCCGGTGATCGTGTAGTAGGGGACGTCGGCTATGTCGGTCATCGCTTGGGGGCGAACGCCCATCGGGTGTCGACGATCGGCATTGAGGTCTGATCGGGGTGAGCGGCGGCACGCGGCCATACGGTCGTGAGCGTCGTGGTCACGCGGTGGCCTTTCGTCTTCGCGTGCTGCGCGCCCCGGCCTCGAGCTCCGCGGGCGTCGTCGCGGTAGTTGCAGTCGTCGCACTCGGCGACCTCGCTGCGGACGGGTTCGGTCATCTGTCCCACCACTCCCACGCGAGTCCGACGGTGACCTCGTGCGCTGCGTCGCGGAGGAGAAAGTGCGCGTTGATCGGCGATATCTGGAGCTCCGAGGCGAGGTTCTCGACGGCGCGCTTCCATATTCCGCCGGCGTGCCCGGGGTCGCGTTCCTGGTCGCGCGTCGGCGCGTCTCGGTGGTCTCCTGGTCGTTCGCCAGCGGGCGGCGGGTGGATCGGAAGTAGGGTCATCGGGGGCGGTCGGATTGGCGCTGGTAGCCGGTGACGTCGCCGAACAGTTGCCGGTCGCGGCTCTCGCGGGCGTCGACCGCGAAGCGGATGAGGCGGAGCTCGAGCACGAGCTCGTCTACGGATCGGACGAGCCGGCCGAGCGCGGTCATGGTGAGGGCGCCGAGCGCGAGGAGAGCGATCGTCGTCATGCCGTGTGCTCCTCGAGGATCGCGGCGCGGTCGAGCCACGCGCGCCGTTCGGCGAGGAGCCGCTCCTCGGCGGTGGGGTCGAGGTAGAGCGCCTCGTGCGGGAGCCGGTCGAGGTCCTCGTCGATCGCCTCGACGGTGAGGCGGGCGAGGCGGGCGAGTTGCGGGCCGGTCATCGGCGGCCGATCCGATCCGCGAGGCGCTCGAGGGTGTCCGCGATGCTCGAGCGGATCGCCGACCGGAGGTCCTGCACGGCGAGGTCGAGCCGGATGAACGTGAACGTGTACGTGCTCATGATGACGTCGTCGGGCGTGGTGTCGAGGCCGTCGTAGCGGGCATGGAAGACGGCTAGGGCCCGCTGGTCGAGGTCGGTCATGAGCGCGGGCGCCGCGGCTTGCGCGGGGGCTTGGCGAGGTTGCCGGTCGCGAGCGCGGCGCGGCCGAGGTCGGTGATGACGTACACGTTGGCCGGCGAGCCGTTCCGGGTGAGCCTGTGCACGGGGCGCCGATCGAGCTCGACGGCGGAGCGGATCCCTATCTCGCCTGGCGCGGTGTATTCCTCTGGCGCGAGCGGCTCGGTCTTCTGCTCGATGGCGCCGACCTGCAGGAGGTCGGTGACGCGTCGCGGGAGGCCGTTGGGCGCCCACTTGTGGCCGAGCTCGCGCACGACTTCGTCGGCGGTGAGCCCGTTCGAGCCGGCGAGGCGGTAGAGCTCGAGGACCTCGAGGCGCGACTGTGTCGCGTTGCGGGTCGCGCGGTCGGCGGCGAGCCGTTCGGTGGCGCCGGCGATCCGGTGAGCGCTGCCGCTGCCGTTGAGGAGGTCCTCTCCGCGCTCGAGGCGGGAGAGGGCGGCGACGGCCTGGTCGTGGCCGAGCGCGAGCGCTATCGACGTGCCGACGCGCATGACGGTGGAGAGGTCCTGCCAGTCGCCGGCGGCGACCGCGGCGCCGACTTGCGCTTTGAGGTCGGCGGGGACGCGGGCGGCCATCGTGGGCCGGAGGTCGTCGCTCACGCGGATCGCCTCGCGATGAGCCGGTCGACGGCGGCCTTGGCGCGACGGTGCTCGTCGATTTCTGAGAGGTAGAGCGGCGGGCGGTCGCGGCGCTTGCGCTTCGCGACGATGCGGTTCGCGAGATCCTCGCCCTGTCCGGCGGGGACGGCGATGAGCAGGAGCTCCGCGGGCCCGTCGATGCGCTCGGCGACGCGGACGGCGAGCCGGCCGAGCGTCTCCTGCTGCCCTCCGGCTGCGGCGAGGAGCTCGCGGGTCGCGACGACGGTGAGGCTAGCTCGCATCGGGGGATCCTCCTCGCTGCTCGAGCGCCTTGTCGAGCGCGTTCCACGCGTCCATGAGCCCGTAGGCGCGCATGACCTCGCTGAATGCCATGTTCTGCCCTCGCGTCATCCCGTCGACCTTGCTCATGAGCTCGAGGGCGGCGAGGTCGACGTCGTCGGGCATCGGCGCGAGCGGCTCGGACGCGTAGCTGATTTCGGTGAGGTCGCGCAGCGCGCGGGCGAGGCCGGCGATGACCTCGGCGTCGCCGACGGCGGTCACGAGGTCGGGCCCGCCGATGCGGACGAGCTCGGCGTCGAGCTTGTCGCGGACGGTCGCGATGAGCGCGGTCATGGGGTTAGGGTCTGGCATGGAGGTCCTCTCGGCGGACTCGTGGGCGTTCTCGATGCGCACTGTAAACGGTCGGTCGGCGGACGTGGGCGCGGTGTTCGGATCTTGCGGGTTCTGCGCCCGCCGGCGGCCTAGCGGTGCTCGCCGGCGGGCCGGCGCATCGTAGGCCTCGTGCCCGGCGCCTCGCGCGCGCTCGCGCGAACGGCCCGACGAGCAGAGCAGGAATAGAAAAGGTCTTCTCTCTAGGGAGAGAACATCACAACCGTAAGGGGTGTTCATCGTGTGCATAACGTCGCTCAAGGCGGCGACTAGCGGGCAGATCGTGGGCGGTGTCCTGTGCATGACGCGCGCGTAACGTGTGCACGGGCGGCGGGTGAGTCTGTCCACCCGCCGCCCGCTGTTCACCTACTGGACGCCGATCTTGTGCATAACTCGGGTCCGTTGTGCACAACTGTTCGCTAGTCGACGAGCTTGCGCTTGTCGGTCCAATTCACGGGCCCGCCATGGAAAAAGTGCAGCAGGACGTCCCACGTCTCGTCGTCGCCCGTGACGTTGGAGTGCACGTGGTAGACGGCGCGGGCGTAGTGGTGTCCGTCGCTCGCGGTGCTCATGCTGTTGAAGCTCATTCCGCGCTGCGCGAACGTGTAATTGAACGCTTCCGACGGTGAGCATTGGTAGTTGCCGAGGCCGGCCGGGTGCGCGATGCATACGTCCTTCGTCTTCTGCTTCATCGCGTCGAGCGCCGACGTCGTGAAGTGCGCCTGCGACGGCGCGGCGAGGACGCCGAGCGCGAGCGCGGCGAGGACGATGCTTCGGGTGATGCGACGCATGGGTGCGCCTCCTTTGGTTGGGGTTCTAGTAGTCGCCGAGGCCGCGCACGGCTGCCGGTGAGCGGTCGACCATGACGCCGATCCCGGCCGGGCCGGCGAGGATCGCCTCGACGTCGTCGCGGTCTCGCGGTCGCCACGTCGCGATGATGATCGCGGGGAGCTCGTGCACGGGGATCGTCTGGCAGGCGATCTTCCCGGACGCGTGCACGCCGGCGGCGAACGCCTCGAGCGCGGCGATCCACTCGGGCTGGCCGGGCCCGTAGCGGCCCTTGTCGGTCTTGAGCTCGGCGACCACGAGCTCGGGCCCGTACGCCTCGAGGTGGCGCGTGGCGAGCACGTCGAGAAACCCGCGGTCGCCGACGTGCTGCCGGCCAGCCCGGCCGCCGGCGACGACGGTCGGCCGGTTGTCCGGGCTGTGATGGAAGCGCCACCCGTAGAACCGCAGGAGCCCGAACACTTGGGACTGCCACGCGGCCTCGCTGAGACCTCCGTCGGCGTTGAGCGATCGCCTGGTCATGCGCGTCGCCCCGGGTCGACGAACGGGAGGCCTAGCGCATCGAGACAGACCTCGGCGAGCTCCTCGAGCTCGGCGCGGTCGAGGCCGACGGGCCGGAGCTCCGCTAGGCCGAGGGGGCGGCCCTCCGTGACGCGCCCGGCGCTGAGCTCGACGAGGTCGCCGCTCTTGCCGCCGGTGTCGCGCGCCGGCCGGATGCGGACCTCCTCGAGCCTGCCGATCCTGTGCTCCCGGTCGATCATCGGATGCCCCCTCTCTCGCGGCGCGCGCGGATCATCGCGAGCGCCGCTCCCCAATCGGCGACGTCGTGAGGCGCGTGGCCATGCAGGCGCTCGGCATCGATGCGGTCCTGCTCCTCGCGTTCGTCGAGCTCGTCGACGAACGGCACGAGCTCCGCCGCGGGCACCTTGCCCTGCGTGCGGGTGACGGCGCTGAGCCCGGCGAGGCGAGCCTCGCCGAGCCCGACCTCGGGCGTCTCGCCGGCCACTACTCGATCCCTCCCCGTAGCTGCCCGAACGTGTCGAGCATCCGCGGCGTGACCGGCGCGACGGTCCTGGTCGGCCGCGGCTTGGGCGGCGAGCACTCGATCACCTGCGCGCGCGGCGTGTGCGGCGCGTTGTGATTGACGTGGCCGAGGAGCTCCGTACGCTGCCGTTCACTGAGACCGCCGACCGTCTTGGACGGGCTGATTCGGCATTGCACAAAGACCTTGTTGACCTTGACCCGGCCGTACTTTGGGACGGCGAGCAGGAGGTCGAACACCTTGGCGTTCTCGAGGTACTCGGGCGGCTCGAGGAGGACGTCGGCGATCTTCGCGCGGCCGGCCTTGAGGTCACGTTTGAGGTTCGCTTTGCGGGTCCTGACGTCGTTCGCCTTGTGCAGAGCGTCCATACGCTGCGCGAGGCTGCGCTCCGGGGCGTTGATGATGGGCATGGGGAGGTCTCCTCTCCTCGGGGGGTGGGGGGTTAGAACGGGATGCCGTGCCCGCGGAGCGGGCAGACGTCGGACGATCCCGCACGGCGTAGCGGGTGCTGGCAGACGCACCCGAGGGCGCGTAGCTGGTCGATCATCGCGCCGGCCTCGGCGCCCTCGAGGCCCTCGAGGCTGCCGTCGTTGATCGCCTCGGCGAGCTCGTCGCCGGGGTCGATCGTGCCGGGCGCCGGCGCGGCGGGATCCGCCGGGTTTTCGAGGTCGAGCGGCGGCTGCTCGGAGGGGACGCCTGGGTCCTCGGCGCGGTCGGGCGCGAGCTCGTCGCCCTGCGGCGACTGGTCGGGGACGGGGTCGGCAATCGTCTCGGCCGGCGGGTCCTCGGCCGGCGCTCCGGGCCCCCCGGTGTAGTCGTCGGCCGCCACTGGCGGGCCGTCGGTCGGCGCCGCCGCGGAGTCGCGCGCCTCGGCCGCGCCGCGCCAGTCGGCGAGCGGCGTGAGCCAGCGCGCGACGAGCGCCGGGAACGGCTCGCCGGTCCCGGCCACGAGCGTCGCCGCATACTGCTTGGCGACCTCGCGGTTCCCGATCGCGAGCGTGAGCGCGTCCAGCGCCGCGCGTTTCTCCTCGTCGCTCGCCGCCTTCGCGTACGGGCTCGCAGGCGGCGCGGCCTGCTGCCGGCCCGTGTCGACGTGCTGCGCGTCGGTGTCCTCCTCCGCGGCGATCCCGAGGACGGTGACCACTTGGTAGCGGCGGAGGTACGTGAGCGCGCCTCCGTAGTCCTGCGGTGACGCCGAGGTCTTCCCGAGGCGGACCTCGGACCGGCGCGTGCCGCCGCCGACGTGCAAGAGCTCGGTGACGAGGACGTCGTCGAGCGTGGTCGACTGCGCGAGCGCGAGACCGTGACGGGCGAGCACCGGGCGGACGGCGGCGAGGACGTCGCCGACGTCGGCGTAGGTGTACCTGTACTCGCCGCCGCCCTTGATCTTGACGGTGGCTGTCTTCGTCTTCGCGATCGCGGGAAACTCGCCCTGCGCGCCGGCGAGAGCCGCGGCGAGGAGCGCCTCCGGCGTGTCGGCGATCACGAGCTCCGGATGCGGCGGGTCGACGGGGACCTCGGGGGGTGTGCTGCTCATGGGGGTGTTCCTTCCTGCCCTCTCGGGGGGCGTCGGCGTTCTCGCGGAGCAATCTATCGCACGTTGCGGCGATGCGCACTGTTTACGCGGCCGGTGCCGTGTTCCCTGCTCACGGCGGCCCGCTCCCGGCGGAGCCGCCGGAGCTCGCGGAGGCTGACGCCGTCCATGATGCTCGAGTGCTCGAACCGGTGGTCGCCGTCCCGGTCGGTGCTGACGACGGTGCGCGGGTACAGTCGCGAGTCGCCCCACTTGCACCGCACGCGCGCGGGCGCCGTCGTGCAGGACGGCCGGAGGTTCGGCCAGCGCTCCCGGCCGTACTCGAGGAGCGACTCGAGCTCGTCGGCGACCTCGTCGGCCGGCGTGAACGTGGGCCCGCCGAGCGCGCGGCAATGGTCGGGGGTCGGGATGGGCCCGTCGGTCATGATGTTCGACGGGTCGTCGAGGACGTGCTGCTCGCCGGCGGCGTGCCGGAGCTCGTGCTCGAGGACGGCGCAAGCGCTCGCCGGCGACTCCGCGGCCTCCTCGCGGGCGATCACGACGAGGCAGTTGCTCGCGTCGTAGTAGCCGACCTTGGCGCCGAGCGCGTACCCGGCGGAAGCGGCGACGTCGGCGAGGTCACGGACCTCGATCCGGAGCGCGTCCCCGCACGTCGGGGCGGGCGCCTGCGCGCGAGCGACGACGAGCGCGGCGGCGACGTTCTCCTCGGCGCTGGCGGCGTGCGCCGGCGGCGCGGTGAGCCAGAGAAACAGGATGACGGCGGCGAGCGCGATCACGAGGCCGATGATCGCGGCCTCGACGAGCTCGCGGCGGACGGCGCGCCGCTCGGCCGCGCGGCGCTCCGGCCGGCGGGCGGCGCGGACGCGCGCGAACTCGCGGAGCTCCTCGATGCTCGGCACGTGCTCGCGCGCCAGGGCGTCGCGGGCGATGCCGGCCTCGAGCGCGTCTACGTCGATCGAGGGCGGGTCGGTGGTGAAAGCGGGGTCGGGCATGGGGAGGTTCTCGTCTCCTGTTGTCATCTGCGGATACTCCGTGTATCGGCCTGCGGGTGCGAGGCCTTGAGGGGTGAACGCGCTCACCCTCGTCGTTCTTCTGACTCGGACTTCGGATCGGCGTTCGCTGCCCTCCACTCGGGCGAGTCGCTCAGCAACGGACCTACCCCGTGGGCTACGGCCCCCCGGAGCGCGTCGAGGGCGCGCTGCGAGTCGTCAATCCAGCCCGCGCGGTTCAGGGCGCGTCCGGCGGCCTCTAGTTCACGACGTAGACGCCGGTTCTCCTCGGCGTACGTCTGCGCGGTCGTGCGCGCCGCCTCAACGGGGTCTACGGCCCCCCGGTTGGTGGCGGCCATCGCGTTCGCAAACCAGCCGACCACGAATCCCTCGTCGTAGGGATCGGCCTCACGGTGCGCGCTGATTGTCTGTACGAACGCTCGCGCCCAGACCATTGCGTCGGTGCTCTCAAGCAGTTCACGCTCGGAAACGTCTACGGCCCCCCGGTCGATGGGGTGGCCGCCGCGACGCGCAACGCCGTAGTAGTTCGCGTGCTGCGTGCAGTAGTGCTCGCCGTCGCCGCCGATCCATGTCGCTCGGCGCTCGCAGCGCTCGTCGCGGCGTGTCTGCTGGTCGCAGCGCCCGGAAACGGGCATTAGGTCAACCCGTCTTCGAGCTCGCCGGCGACCGCGGCGACCGCGCGTCGCTCGAGTTCCTGCCGGCCCGCCTCGATCCACGCGTAAACAGTGGTGCGACTCACCTCTGCGCGCTTGGCGAACTCGGCGACGTCGAGCTCGCCCGCCTGGTGGTCGCGGAGGAGCTCGATCCCTAGGAGGAGCGTCGCGCCGGCGGCCTGCTCGAGACCGGAGGCGCGCCGCTCGAGTAGCGCCTGCTTGAGCTCAAGCGTGCTCATGACGCGTCTTCGTGGTCGACGCCGGCGGGCCCGTCGAGGTCCCCGCGCTTCCACGCCTCGACCATCGCGTCGAGCTCCTCGCCGAGGGTCGGGCTGACGCCGGCGAGGTCGTCGGCGAATCGCACCGCGGCCTCGAGGTCACGGTGCACGGGGACGCCGGCGGCGAGCGCGCGGCGCGCGGCGGCGACGTCGGCGTCGGTGATGACGGGCGGGCCGTCCGACTCGACGTCGGGCGCGTCCTGCGGGTCGAGCGCGGCCTCGAGGTCGCGGTCGCGGCGGGTGCGGCGGTACATGGTGGGGTTCTCCTCCTCCTCGTGGGGGATGCTGTTGACGATGGCGGTGAGCGCCTCGAGCGCGTCGGCGAGTTGTTCGATGCCGGCGAGGGTGAGCGTGCCGGCGGCGTCGGTGTCGGCGAGGGGCATGAGCTCCTCTTGCACGGCGACGAACCGGTCGAGGCCGAGGGCGGCCTCGGCGGCGACCATCGCGCGGCCGAGCCGCTGAGCGGCGAGGAACATGAGCGGGCTGGCGCTCACGTGATCGCCCCGTCTTCGCGAAGCTGCGCGGCGACCGCGGCGGCGTTGGCAGCGTTGTCGCGGTCCCACCGTTCGAGGCTGTCGCGGTATCTGCGGGCGGCGGCGACGGCGTCGTCGGTCGCGCGGGCGGCGACGGCGATCATGCTGCTCGCGCCCGAGGCGCCGGCGTACTCCGGGAACGTGTCGCGCATCGCGTCGTATTCGCGCTTGGCGCGCTCGGCGGCGCGGTCGAGCCGGTCGGCGTGCCGGCGCATCGCGGTGATCTGGCGGCGGGTCATCGTGAGGTCCTCTCGGTGGACTCGGTGTTCATAGGGTGGACACTTCCACGTATCGGCACGCGCGTCAACCGACTGAACACCCAATCGGGTAGGGGTGTCCGCGCCCTGACCTCGCCGACCGATGCTCTACCGTCCGCGGGGCGGCGTTCTCGGCCCGGACGTCCTCCCGACTACCGGGTGCCGCGCGGGAGGTGCCGGCGTCGTCTTGTGGGGTTCTAGGCGACGTCGGCCCTTCCATCGTTCCCGGTCGTTTACGGTGCCGGGGAGGCCCGTTTACGGCGACGGGCCCGCACCTCGCTAGAGGTGCGGGCCCGCGGGCCGTTCCGGCTGATGGCGGACCGGAAGCTAGAACGTGCCGCGACGGATGAAGTGCTCCGCGAGCTCGTAGCAGTGAGCGAACCGGAACCCGTCCCCTGGGTCACTCCGGTCGTTGAAGCCGGCGGCCTGACTGACCGCCTTGTGCGAGACGTGCCCTCGCGCCTGCACGCGCACGAGGCCGGGCCCCGGGAGGAGCCGGCCGCCGCGCAGCGGGATCCCGACATTGAAGTGCGCGCGGACCATGACGAGCGCCGCGGCCCGGAACTGACGTTCGGTCCACTCCTCGCCGACGGTGAGGTGCATGTGCTCGACGCCGTAGCTGACCGCGTTCGCGCCGCGCGCCTGCCAGCAGAGGACGTTGAGGCTGTTGTAGAGGCAGACGTTGCCCTCGCCGTCGGTCGCTACCTGCAGGCTGAGACCTTGGGCGCGCAGCACGTTCGCGAGCACGATGAAGTCCTCGACGCCGGCCATCTGCCGGATGACCGGAATGTGCTCCACGCCGACGAGCGGGTTGATCCGGCCGCCGCTGGGCGGGAGGAGCCCGGTGCCGCGGTAGTCGTAGAGCTTCCCGCCTGAGCCCGTCTTGCTCATGCCGGGGATCCGCTTGATTTCGCGGGCGCGGATCATGCCTTTTCCGCCTTCCTGCTCTTGACCTCGTCGGTGTACGGGTGGGCGGCGCAGACGTCGCCCTCGCGCTCGAGCTCGAGGCGCGCCGCGATCTTCTCGGCCTCCTCGTGCCCGGGCCCTGTTAGCCGGCCGGGGTAGCTCGGGTCGAGCGCCTCGTCGCCGTCGGCCTCCGCGGGCCCGTACCGGTCGGGATCGGGGTCGTCGTCGTAGGCGAGCCCGGCGGGGTACGCGGCGAGCTCGTGGTCGTCGTCCTCGTCCATGAGGTTGGAGAGGTAGCCGCTCGTCTTGTCGGTGTCGCGGTTGCGGCCACGTTCGGCCGCGACCATCTGCTCGACGAGCTCCACGCGGGTTCCGAGCTCGTCGATCGCGGCCCACCTCGGCGCCTGGTCGACGATCGCGGTCGCCGGCGACGGCGTCGTGCCGGTGCCGGTGGTCTGCGCGGCGGTGACGGTCGCGACGGCGCGCGTCGCCTCGCGCGCCTGCCCCATCCGCCCGTCAATCGTGCGGATGAGCGTGAGCGTCGCCGTGACGAGGGCGGTGATGCCGGCCTCGTCTGGCACGCTCGAGAGGAACAACGCGACGGCGGCGGCGTACTGACCGACCGCGCCGATGATGCCGAGGATGGTGCCGAGGCCTACGCGGACCTTGGGCGGGATGGGCCCGAGGTCCTGCGCGGCCGGGCTGGTGGTGGACATGAGACCTCCTGTGGGGTTCGGTGCGCTGCGTAGCGTCGCGCGCCCGTCGGACGCCTAGACGCCGGCGGGCTCGGGTGGCGCCGGCGGGATCGGCCACCCGCGCTCGCGTAGCGCCTCCTCGAGGACCTCGACGCGCTTGCCGAGCCACTGCTCGCGGACGATCCGCTTGTCGTTCTCGGCCTCGAGGACGGCGATGTGCGTGCGGCACCGGTCGACCTCGGACCATGAGGCCTCGAGCGCGGCGCGGAGCCGGCGCTCCGCTATCTCGCCGACCTCCTGGACGATCTTGGGGCGCTCGGACCGCAGGCGACCGAACGCGACGAGGCCGGTGATGAGCGCGCCGATCGCGACGACGAGGGCGGCGACGTCGAGGTCGATGTTGATTTCTCCGGCGCTGATGACCGTGCGCCCTGGCGCGGCGGCGCCGGCGACGTCGGTCAGGATCGCGCTGAGCACGAGCGCGCCGGCGAGGCGCGCGAGCTCCCGGCGCGCGCTCACTTGACCGCTTCCCCGTCCCGGACGTGTCTCGCGTCCGCGGCGAGGCGCGGGGACCGTGCGCGGGCGCCGAGGTCCATCTGCCGGCGGTCGGTGATCCGGGCGCGCTCGAGGTCGCCGAGGCGCCTGAGCGCGAGCCGGCCGGAGAGCACGAGCGCGGCGATCGTGGTGAGGCTGGCGCCGTCCGGTATCGGACCGCGGAGGTAGAACAGGACGAGCACGTTCGTCGCGAGCCCGCCGATGATGAGCCATAGGCCGAGGCCCTCGAGCTCCGGCCGCGGGAGCTTGGGCCAGTAGAGGCCGGTGAGCACGAGCGCGCCGCCGCCGGCGTAGAGGCTGAGCCAGATAATCCGGGCGGTGCGGCTGAGCGAGCTCGCGAGAACGCTCTCCTCGAGCGGTGACGGGGCGAGGAGCCCGTAGGCGCCGGCGATGAGGAGGAGCGCGCCGAGGAACTCGATGCCCGACGCTCGCCGGCGGTACTCGCGGCGGTTGTGAGGGTCGAGGCTGGAGGGGCTCATGGGGTCATGGTGGCCGGTCATCCCGACGACGCTACGCCCATCCGGGCGAGTAGCGCCTCGAAACTGTCTCGGCGGTTGTCGATCGCGAGCGTGGCGGCGTCGCCGCGGACGCTGACGCCGGCGACGACGCCGAGCCGGCCGACGGCGCCGGTGTCGGGGTCGATGAGGTTGGCGAGGTTGACGAGCTCGCCCACGTAGTTGCCGAGCTCGGGCACGGCGATCGGCCGGCCGCCGACCATGCTGGTGACGAGGTCGTTCGCGGGAATCTCGAGCGTGCCCTTGAGGCTCGAGCGGCCGTTGATCGCGGCGTAGGCCTGCGTGAGGCCGATGAGCATGACGTTGTCGACGGGGAACCCGACGGTGAAGACCTTGGAGCGCGCATAGTTCCGCCGGTCGACGGCGGTGGCCGTCGGCCGGCCGACGGCGATGTTGTCGAGCCGGACGAGGGTGGCGCCGATCGGTAGGCCCGTTTGCAGGGTGCGCACGCTGCCGATGATCTTGGGGTTGGTGACGTCGTTCGGGAACGTAAACGCCACCTCGCGCGGGGTGCCGAGGACCGTGGTGACGTCGAACTTGCTGTCCCATCTGACCATCGCGTAGCCGGTGCCGAGGAACGCGTTGAATACCTCGAGGGAGAACTGCGTCGACGGCGCGAGCTCGACGTCGGCGCTAAGCCGGTAGCGGACGCCCTTGAGGAACGTGCCGACGAGCGTCTGCTCAAACGATGGTGTCTGCGCGCCGGCGGTACTCAGCTGCACCATCATCCGTTTTCCGGCGGCCTCCCACGCGAGCGTGGTGACGGGGCCCGCCGTCCATCCGGTGACGTTCGCGTCAAAGGTGCCGTTGATCACGGGGGGCGCGAGCGCGTAGTCGAGTGCGGAGCGCGGACCGAACTCTGCGGCGACGGGGAGACCGCTGCCGGTGCGGCCACGGCCAAGGATCCGGTTGTAGACCTCGCGGCCGCTGTTCGTCGACGCGTCAACGAACTTGGCGCCGCCGCGGCCGACGTTGACGCTGAGGCTCGCGCGGTTCGCTTGCGCTGCGAACGCGAGCCGGCGGTCGGCGCCGACGCGGATCCTGTAGCCGTGGAACGCGTTAGCGAACTCCATGACGGCGCGGGGGGTGCGGAGCTCGTTATCCCGACCGGGGCTGTAGTCGCGGAGGTTGAGCGTCGTCGCGGCAATCTCCGCGGTCGACTGGTCGAGCATCGGGGCGCGCTTGAGCGCGTCGGCGATGAGGCCGGTGCTGCCGCCGGCCTTCAATGCGCTCGAGCCGCCCGACTCGAAAGCGACGTCGCTGTAGATCCGGACGGACTTGATACGGAACCAATGGTCGGTGCCGACGCCGGGTGTAAACGAGGCGGTGCAGTAGTGAAAGATCGTCAGGTAGCGGTGCGCGGTTGTGCTCGTGGCGCTGATGATCTGGCCGGCGCTCGCGTTGTTCATGATGCCGCTGATGTAGTCCTCGCGGCCGGCGGGCGCGCCGAGGGTCCAGTTGGGGAGGTCGGTGCCGATGGCGTAGATAGCGCTGGCGCCGCTGTTGTTGCTGCTCTCGTATTCGATGGTGACGCGCTTGATCCGGCCGGCCGCGCCGGTGTCGATCATCACGCCGCCGGCCTGCCCGGCGATGAACGGGACACCGGACGGCGTCGTCATGATGATCCCGTTCTCGCCCTGCTCGACGCGCCAGTTGGCCGAGTGCGTGGTGAGCGGGCTGTCGGGGTGCTGCCGAATGTCCTGGTAGCCCTGGAGGGAGTCGTAGACGTAGAACGGCTCGTAGACGTCGTCGTCGAGGTAGTAGTGATTGCCGAGCGCGTTGACGGCGAGCGCGTCGTCGCCGCTCGCCGGCGTGTCGATGACGAACCCTGACCACACTGTCGAGCCGCCGACGAGGACCTCGAGCGGCGTGAACTCCGTGAGGTCGGGATGATCGAGGCCGGTGTCGCGCTTGAGCGTAAACGCGGCGCTGTCCGGTCCCCAATCGCTGAACGTGTACTCGAGGCCCTCGGGCAGGATCCCGGGGAACCGATCGACGCCGAGGGTCTCCCATCGGCCGTCCTGCGCCTGGACGCGCACGGTCTCGGGCATCGGCTACTCCGGGCGCCAGAGGCGGTAGCGGGGGGTGACGTGCAAGCCGACGCCGTAGAGCGTGCTGTAGACCGGCCCGCCGCTGCTGACGATGGTGGTGCTCGGGTCGTCGGGGACACCGGTGCTCGGCGCGCTCGTGCCGGGCTGGAGGAGCCACGTCGCGAACTGGTTGTCGCCGGGGTTCGGGAAGATCGACGAGCCGCCGAGGCCTTGATCCCATCCGCCGCTGACGCCGTCGTTGCGCTCGAGGCGGCCGCGGAGGTCGCTCCGGACGCGCTTGACGGTCTGGAGGCCCTGCGCGTTGAGGAACGGCGGGTAGGTGGAGTCGTAGACCTTGCCGCTCGGCGAGCTCGCGCGCCGGCGGGCGGGCACGAGGAACAGGTAGTAGAGGTGAAAGAGGCCGCCGGTGGTGTTGACGACGGTGACGTCCATGCGCAGCACGGCGCGGCCGAAGCCGCCGGCGACGCGCGGGATGACGAGCGTGCCGAGGCGCCACGCCGACACCGGCCCGAGGCCGGCGCCGGGCGGGCTGAGGAGCTTGCCGGCGGCGCCATATTCGCTGGTGTAGAGCGACGCGCCGCCGAGGAGCGGCCACGGCTTGACGCTCATGGCGACGCGCGTGCCGTTGTTGCTGGCGCCGACGAGCCCGTGCCCCCACACCTCGAGCGGGAGCGTGTCATCGGTCTCGTCGCCCTCGACGTAGAGGTCGGGGTCGATGATCCACTCGGCGACGCCCTGGTTGCCGCCGGCGCCCGTCCCGCTGGTGCTCGTGGTGCCGAGCACGAGCGCGCGCGCGTTCGGCGACTGGTTGGTGAAGCCGCTGGTCTCGACGAGCGACGCGGAGCGGGCGCCCGGGCGGTCGGCGCCGGGGAGAAACAGACCGAGCGGCGGGCTGCCGCCGCGGCCCTCGGCCTGGTCGGCGTCGACGGGCGCGACGCTGCCCTCGAAAAACCGGAGGGCGGCGACGTCGAGAGTCTCGCCGCCGGCCGTCGCGCCGACCTTGCGCCAAATGAGCTCGATCTGTGTGGCGTCAACGCCTTGGAGGAACGTCTTGCGGATCCGGGTCCAGCCGGAGCCGGCCGCGGGCATCGCCTCGCTCGCGCCAAAGCTGCCGCCGAACGACTGCCGGAACTCCCAAGTCCCGGTGTTCGGGCGCACCCAATACTCGAGGGTGTAGTAGCGGCCGCGGATGAGGCGGTGCATGAGCCGCATGACGCTGCCGGTGTTCGTCGTCGCGCCGGCGGTGATCCGGGCGTAGGCGTGCCCGAGGGGCCCGTCGGTCTGCCGGCTGGCGCTCCCGCCGTTCGTGATGTTGTTGCCGCTGAGGGTGCCGGAGAACCAAAAGTCGGTGGCGGCGACGGGGTCGAGCTCGCCGAGCGGCGCGATGTTGTAAACGCGCGGCGATCGCCACCATGCGAGGAGGCCGAAGACCGGTCCCGGGGTGCCGGCGGCGTGCACCTCGACGTCGGCGCGCGCCGGCGCGTTGCCCGGGATCCCGCGGACCGGGTAGACCGCGGGCCCGTTGATCGCGGGGAACGCGTACGGGATGACGCGGAAGCGCCGCACGCGGCCGCTGACGGGCATGTTCTCGATCGCGAGGTAAGGGTCGCCGGGACCGATGTACGGGTCGGCCTGGCCGCCGTTGACCACTTGGGAGGAGATGGCGCCGGCCGAGTTGAGGTCGTAGCCGCCGGCGGTGTCGAACAGTGGCGCGCGGACCTCTGAGCCGCAGAGCATGAACGCGAGCGTGTAGACCTTGCCGCCGGTGATCGCCGGCGTCGGCCCGCTGACGATGGAGACCGTGCCGGCCGCGGTCTCCGTGATGATCGCGAGCGTCGGGACCGCGATGCCGTCCCACTCGAACCGCACGTAGATCATCGTCGTCGCGTCGATCGCCTTACCGACGCTGACGCGGAACTTGTTGGTCGCGTTGACCTGTGCGGCGATCGGCGCGACGAACGTGCACACGATGGCGGGGTCGTAGACCTTGTTTCCTCGGCCGGTGTGCCGCATCCGGGTCCGCCACGGGAGCGCCGGCGTCGGCACGGCGGTCATGAGGCCGCCGCCGGGCTCGACGATTCGGTTGTCCTGCCGCACCTTGAGGTTGCTCGGGCCCTGGTCGATCGTCCACTCGCCGAGCTTGTCCTCGACGAGCTCGACGCTGCGGCTGTTGCCGGCGACGTCCTCCCAACGGCCGGTAGGCGAGTCGCCGTCGAGGTAGTCGGGCACGACGGTCGTGCCGGCGGGGACCTCCGTGAACAGGACCGAGTCGAATCGGGCGGTGACCGCGGCCGCGCTCGGCGCGGCGCCCTGCACGACGCGGATGAAGACGCGGACGAACACCGCGCCGGGCGGGACGGTCACGACGAGGCCCGGCCGGGTGATCCCGTTGCCGCCGACGCCGTTGACCTCATTGGCGGGGATGACGGCGTTGTTCTCGGCGTTGCGCCACTCGAGATAGATGTTCGGAAACGTCTGCGCGTTGCCGCCGCTGACGATGTTGATTGCGACGGCGGCCGCCATGAGCTTCCCGGGCGTGACGGGGATGCTCTCCGCGGTGGCCGCGCCGATCGCGCTCGCGGCGCCCATCGCGGCGTTCGTGGTGGCGACGAGGATCTGCCCGCCGCTCGCGCCGGTGAACCCGGCGCCGGTCGGGGTGGCGCCGAACGTCGAGAACGTCGGCGGCCCGGTGCCGGCGGAGTAGGACTGCCATCGGGGGATGCTGCCGGCGGTGTCCTCGAACGTCGGGTCGGCGAGGAGGTTGACGATGCCGCCGGGCTTGTCGGGGGGCGCCGCGAACGTATCGTCGACGCTCATGGGCGCGCCCTCGGCGAGCGGCGCGACGGGCCATGTGACGTTGACCTCGAGGAGCGGCTTGCTCGAGCCGGCGAACGCGCGCGCCCGGTAGGTCGGCGCCGCGGTCGCGGGCCCGCGGACGGGGAAGTACGCGGAGCGGGCGAGGCCCTCGGCGCGCCACTCGAGGAGGAGCTCGCGGCCGGCGAGGTCGCGGGCGGCGAGCGCGAGGAGCTCCTCGAGGCGCGCCGCGGCCGCGGCCGGCGTCGACCCCTTGACGGTGAACGTCGTGGTCACGGCGGCGTTTCCGTGGCCGCCCGGGTAGACGCGATCGCCGACGTAGGGCTCGCTGCCCTGCGCGACGCGGACGCGGTTCTCCGGCGGCGTCACGGCGAACGTGTCGCGCTGCCGGCTGATCCCGCCGAGCTCGCTGTTGAGGTCGAGCACGGGGACCGGCCGCCCGCTGTCCATGAGCGTGACCATGCGGAACGTGTCGGCCATCTAGCGGACCTCTATCTGAGTCGCGGAGCGGTAGGGCTGAGCGTCGAGCGCCGTCGCGACCCCGCGGCCGAGCGCGGCGAGCTCGGCGCCGGTCGGCGTGACGAACGACTGCACGTTGACGGTGACGTTCGCGCCGCCGATGCCGGCGACGCCTCCGCCGACGAACGCGCCGAACGATCCGGCGGGCCCGCTGCCGATGCCGCCGATGCTCGCTTGCATCGCCTGCCACGCGCTCGGCGCGCCGCCGAACCCGAGGTCGCCGGGGCTGATCGCGGCGGCGAGGTTCTGCCGCGCGGTCGCGAGGTCGGCGGCGATCGCCGCGGTGCGCGCGTTCGCCTGGTCGATCTGCGCCTGCGCGTCCGCGGTGACCTCGGGCGTGCTCGAGTCGCCTCCGCTGTCGCCGGCGTCGCCGGCGTCGGGCTCCGCCGGCGGCTCGGCGAGCGTGCCGACGACGTTGGACCGCTCGGCCTTGAGCTCGCGGACGTCCTGGCGGGCGTCGCGGAGGTCGAGCCCGACGATGCGGGCGGTGTCGCGCCAGTCGGCGCGCTCGCCCTTCGTGACGCGGATCTGCTCGCGGATGCCGGCGCGATCCTTCTTCTTCGCGGTCTTGACGCTCGACTGCAAGCGGGCGAGGACGTCGCTGAGCGTCTTGACGACGCGGCGCGCGATCCGCTTGGCCTTCTCGTACTTGTCGACGATGCGCTCGCGGATCTTTATGAGCTCGTCGAGCTCGCCGGCGCGCGCGTCGATCGACCCCTGATTGAGGCTGCCGTCGTCGTTGAGGAACTGCTCGTCGGTGAGGTTGTACTTGCGCTCTTGGAGCCCGTAATCCCGGCCGAGGGTCTCGATCGAGTCCGTCACCTCGCCGTAGTCGCGGACGGCGCGGCGGTTGCCCTTCTGGATCGCGCGGAGCGGGCGCATCCCGGCGACGGCCTGACCGAACGCGGAGCGCTCGCCCGGGGGCTTCCATGAGCCGAGGATCCCGCCGGCGCGGCCGCCGCCGGCGAAGTTCTGACGGACGCGGCCGCCGCGGGCGTAGCCGCCGGGCCCGGCGCCGACGAGGTGCCCGTAGCGGCTGAGCATGTAGCGGACCGCGGCCGCGACGTTGTCGACGGGGTTCCGGACGTTGCCGTGCCCCTTGACGGCGAACGCGCGGAACGTCGCGCCGATGGTCTGGAGGAGCCCGACGGACGGATCGCCGGCCGCGGCGTTGCTGTCCCATAGGTTGATCGCGTTGGGGTCGCCGCCGCTCTCCTGCATGACCCGGCCGAACAGGGTGTCGATCGCGCCCGGCGTCGGACGCTGGCCGGCGAGGCGGAGGCCGGCGGCGATCCATCCGCGGATCTGCGCGGCGTTGCGCGGCGCGCCGCCTCCGCCGCCGCCCACTGGCACGCCGAGAGAGGCGTCTAGCGCTCCGTTTACGAGCTTCTTAGCGCCTGCCGCGGTGACGTTGACCGCGCCCTGCGCGATCGCGCCGAGGCCGCCCTTGAGGCCGAGCTTGGGCGCCTTGATCGAGGACTCCACGGCGCCGAGGCCGCCGACGCTGCCCGAGCCGCCGAATTCGACGTGAAGGTGCGCGTTACTGCCGGCGACGTAGGAGGGCCCGTGGCCGGGCCACGCGGCGGAGCCGAACCGGCCGTCGTAGCCGACTGTGTACCGGCGGGCGAGCGCCTTTACGGCGGCGTCCATCGCGGCGTCCGGGCCGGCGAAGTCCGCCGCGGTGCCGGTGACGGTGTGACCGGGGCTCTTGTGGCCGGGCCCGAACGCGTCTGTGAGCGTGAGCCCGAAGCGCCGTGTGACCGCCTGAATCTCGTCGAGGATGGAGGAGGCCGCGCGCTCGCCGGGGAACCCGGGCACGGGGACGATCCCGCCCTTGGCCATGTAGTGCGGCGTGTTGACGCGCTCGAACAGGCTGTCGAGGAACCCGTCGCCGAGGAGCCCCTCGACTACGGCCTGCTGGTGGCGGTTCAGGACCGCTTCGCCGGGGGCGAGCATCGCGGGGACGCTGTCGCCGCCGACCATGCCGGCCTGTCCGATCCATCCGCCGGCGGCGTGCCCGGCGCCGGCGCCGGCGTGGTCGCTGCCGCGGTAGTCGCCGCTCGAGCTCCTCATGTACGCCTTCGCCTGGTTGGCGCTGAGCCCGTACACCTCGAGCTCGCGGGTCATGAGACGGCGAATCTCCTGCGTGCCTTCCTTGACGCTGACGGTGCCGTCTTTCATCGCGTCGCGGATGCCCTTGCGCGCGAGCCGGAAGTTCTCGACGGCGGCGTCTTTCCCCTCCTGCGTGTCGCGCCCGAGACGGTTGCGGATCATCGTCATCGAGCTCTTGACCGTGTCGCGAATGTCGCCGAGCTCTACGCCGCTCTGCTGGCGGAGGTCGCGCCAGTTGTCGCGCATGTTCTTCGTCGACTGGCGCACTTCCCGGTCGAGGTCGCTGGTCGCCTTCCCGCCGTCGCGCGCGAGCCGGTCGAGGTCGTCGGCGAACTGCTTGAGGTGGTTCCCCTTGGTCGCGTCGGCGTTCGCCTCTGCGAGGTCCCGGAGTTGGCCGGCCAGCTTCCTCATGCCGCCCTTGTCGCCGGCGGCCGAGAGCTCGTCGATCCGCTTGCGCAGTTTCGCGATTCCCTCCTCGGCCGTCGAGAACTTGCCGACCACCTCCTGCAGGAGACCGATATCCGGGCCGTTGCCGAACTTCTGGAACGTGTCGATCGCGGCGTAGATCGCGGCGGCCCCGGTGAATCCGCCCGCCGCGCCGGCGACCCGGCCGGGGCCGGCGCGCGCCGCGCCGGCGCTCCCCCC